CAGGATAATAACTAAAACAATTCCAGAGCTGAAGTTCATCAAGTCGTCTTGTGGGCACGTCGGATGGTTTAAATCCCTTTTGAATAAATGCGCTAATTGGTAAGCGATAGAATATTGCACCGTTTTCCATAATAGCATGAAATAATATGGGATGTCCTGTAATCGATGCCAGGCCAAATATAATGCAGTCTTCCACTTCTCCATGATGTTCTTTAAGATCATAGAGATACTCTCTCCTGATCTGTGCATAGATCACAGGAATGTTTGCATTCAGATATGACATGAGACATTAGAATATGATTGCGCCGATAACTATTCCAACAACTGCACCAATAATGTATTCTCTATACATCAACCAAATGTGTTGAGCTTTAGCTTTTAACTTTTCCATAGTTTCCTCCTATTTTATTATACCCCAACTCTTCCCTTTTTTGTAAGAAACTTTATTCTTCACAAGAAGAGGAATAGCATTTTCCATGATATTTTGTATTATATTAGCTTCATAATCATTTTTAACTGATACACACAACTCATCATGAATTTGTATATGTGGTGTTATACCTTTTTCATATAGCATTACCATAGCTTTTTTGGTCATATCTGCAGCTGATCCTTGTATTAATCTATTTAATGCTTTGTAAGTAAAAGCAGGTTTGTAATGGTATTTAAAATTATTCATGTAGTTAGGATCTAATTTATCATCTGCTACTTTTTCTAATAATTCTGCTTTGTATGCTGTCTTTGCATCTTCTAGGGTAAGAATAGGAACAGGTTCATATCTGTTAATTTCATTATTCCATTCTCTATCTCTAGTTTCCCATTTATTAAATCTACAAAATCTATCTTCAAGAGTAAATAAAAGTTTATGAGTTTCTGCAAACTCTATTAGGTCTTGAGATAATTGTTTAACAAATGGAACTTTACTATGATAATTTTTAAATAGTTGATTAGCTTCCTCCTTTGATAAATTTAATTCTTTTTGTAATTTTATTTTTCCCATACCATAAAACAGCCCCAGGTTAATGGTCTTGGCCGTGTTCCGTGGTATGTGGGCCATGTCTGCTACTATTTGGTGAAAGTCTGCGTCATCACTATCAAATTCTTTTTGTAAATCACCTGTTCCAGGTAACTCTAATTTTAATGCATAGTGTACCACGATCCGTGGTTCCTGTTGCGAGTAGTCAAAGCTCCCCCAGGTACAATTTTCTTCCGGTATAAATAACTCACGCATTTTTTTACCATAGTATCCTTTAGCTGGAATCTGTTGCAAGTTAGGATTAGACATAGAAAATCTTCCTGTCACTGTTCCTCCTTGGTCCGATCTAATTTGATTAATATCTGCATGGATTCTACCGTTATGAACAAAACTTAATAGTCCTTCGACAAATGCATTTTTAGCTTTATCACATCGTCTAGCGACTTCAATCATCCTTAAGAATCTATTGGCATGAGTTTTTAAATAATCTTTAGGAAGTTGTGGAAGTCCAGACTTAGGAGTTTTTTTATAATCTGTAATCTGTTGATGATCTAATAACTTTTTGATAGAAGCTGCAGCCCAGATTTGTATTTCAACACCTGTTCTATCTTTTATAATATTAATTAAATTATCTCTACGTTTCTCTAGTTTTTTTCCAAACCTCTCAGCTTTTTGGACATCTATTTTAACTCCTTTGAATTTCATGTCAACTAGACAAGGAAATAATTTAGTTTCTAATGTAAAAATTTTTCGTAGACTTTTTTGTTTAGGTAGGTATATAATGTCGTCTAATTTTTTTTCAAAAATCTTCCATAAACGTAATGTTAAGTTAACATCTTGAGTTGCATAGTCTTTGACTAATTCATAAGATAACTTATGCATGTTAGACATTGGGTCTTTAATTCCCATTTCATTCCATGCTTTCTCTTTTAAATCATATTTATATTTTTCATCTTTAAGATAATCTTTACTTAAAGAATCTAAAGAATATCGAAGTCTTGTTTCATCAATTACTGACGCAGCTATCATGGTATCTAATATTTCTCCTTCGGGCATACTACCGGTGGCCATTCGGATCCAACAAATATCGTACATAGCGTTATGAAAAATCTTTCGTAAACCTTTGTTTTTAAAGACTTTTTTGTCTAATTCTTTCCAAGTTTCTTCGGTATTTAAATTACTTGTCATAGCATGAGCAATTGGAAAATATAATTGTTGTTTAGAGGTTGCAACTGCAATACCACAAACAAAACCTTCTCCTCTTATAGCACCGGATCCTTTTTTCTTTAAACTGGGATCGTAAGTTTCTAAGTCAATTGCAATTGTATCAATGCCTTTTAAATCTAATTCTGAAATATCTGGAACAACACACATTATTGACGTTCTTTTGTTTGTCGTCTCGATTCTTTATAAGATTCTTCTAATTCTTTTTTCTCTTTCTCAGCTTCTTCTAGGAAATCTTTTTTTATTTCATAAAATGTATATTTTAATGTTAGTTCTTCACCATTAGTAATATTTCTTAATGTTACCAGATTCCATTTGTCAGTAATGGAACCTTCGGTTCTCATTTCAACTTTAACACAGTTAGCATCTTCAGCACAATTAATAAAACCACCTAAAGGAGTTCTAAAAATTATGTCATCAACTTTTATATGAGTAGTTCCTAAGTTAGTTCCTTGTGCGATACCTGCGGTTGCAAACAATCCTAGCCCACTAATTAAAGAACGTTTAATAGTAAGTCTTGGTGGTAATGGATTATACATCGGGGTAATCTCTATCTATTGCCATTTGACAGTAGTGAATTGCTTTTTCCAAATCTTTCTTCTGTCCTTTCTGTTTGTGTCTGCACAAATATTTTATAGCATTCCCTTCTGCGAATGGCAAATTATTTTTATTAATAAATTCTGAAGGCTGAATCGTCATCGATTGATAATGATCTCCTCCAATTTGTTTTTTATATACATCACTCATCTTTTTCCTAACTCCCATTTCCCACTTGATGCTAATGTCCAGTAGTCGTAGATTGCTCTACTATATGCTGTATATTTTAATCTTAACTGAACAAAATAATCTTCTTTTCTAGTTACAGTTAAATCTACAATAACATTATCAAATGTTAATCCTTTTATACTATGTATATTTCCGTACTTAACTCTAATATCTTTATCAAAATCAAATCCTTTTTTTAAAATATCATTAATATATGTCATTCTTCTATCGTGTTTATCAACTCTCTTTCTTATAAGATCAAAGTCTATGTGTTCTTTACAAGTGTCCTTTAAAAATTTTCTATCTATTAAATAATCTACACTATAATCCTGCTTAATCCAATCATCAAAATTCTTTACTTCTCCTTTACCAAATATTTTAACTTTACTAGAAAGATATTCCCAGAATTCTTTTATTTGAGTAAGGCTCATTGGTTGACCTTTTATAAAATGTGGCCATAAATGATGAGCTCTTAATTCTTTTTTAGATACAAAGGGAGAGCTATCTATATGAGAAAATTCTATGGCATTTTCTATAAAGAATGTTCTAATTTTTGTATCACTTGGAGTTCCTCTGAATGTAAATAAAAATGTCTCATTAGTAGTTCTAATTTTATCTAATAAAATATCTAAATGACTACATCCATTTAAATTAGGCAAATAATAACTTTGTCCTGGAATAATTGTACCTACTTCTCCTTTACGTACATGTCTTTCAGTATATTTAGCAGGAGTCCATACTCTGCTATATCCATATTTATTCCATATAGGTTTAATAATTTGTTTACATTTCTCATTAACTGCTACGCTACATCTTTTTCCTTCTTCTAGTTCCTCAAAAGGATGGGTGGAAAGTTTATGGAAATAGTCTGCGTCTGATCCAGAAAATTCAAAGATAGTTTGGTCAGCGTCTCCTACCATATAATAATGTTCATCTTTGACATTCCGAGCCATTTTCTCTGTAGCTTTTAATTGAGGAACATTACTATCCTGAGCCTCGTCTATTATTAATGCATCGATTTGAGGATCTTTTGCAAGCTCATTAAAGTCTTCCACCATGTCTTCAAAATCACAAATATTATTTTCTTTTTTATAAGCTGTGTAGACTTCATATAATTCTGTTAGAAGTTTTATATTATTATAGGGTCTGTAATCATGTGGATTACATTTTCTCCAAAACTTTTCTAAAGTTAATCCCTTACCTCTTGCTGCTTTTACATATTTATAAAAACCATGTTTTTCTAAATCCTTTTGTTTGTCATAAAAATGTTTATTACGTGTAATCAAATTAGTATGATCTACAACATCGTCAAATTTTTCTTTTTTAGGAACTTTGCTTTTACAAAAAGAATGAATGGTACAAATTCTATATTTAAAAAACTTTTTACGTAAGCCTTTTTCTTTCATTTCCGGTAATTCTAAAATAGCGTCTCTAATTTCATCAGCGGCTACATTAGTATGAGAAAGAATAATTATATTTTCTGGAGAATATTTATTTAATAACTCCTTATATAGTTTCACAATGAAGGTATGAGTTTTACCGGTACCCGGTGGACCAGCTACAAATCTAGGAGTCATTGGTTATCTCCTTAAATTCTCCTTCAACAATTAGATCTTCTTTTTTAATATCAGCATTTTTTATTCTCCACGCGACACAAGATTTTTCTTTAAATTTTCCTCTATTTCTTTTAGCTTTTAATACTGTTTGAACTTTTAATACTAAATCTACTCTTTCTTTAAAATTAACTTTCTTAGTTTCTAAAAAATCTTCAAATTTATCTAAATTAAATTCTAGCTCATTTTCTTTATGATTGTAATAAGGCAATCCATAATGAAATAATTCTTTTTTATCTGTGTATGCTTTAACTTCTTTAAGATAGTTTTTAAAATGTTTTATAAATCTATAATCTTCTGCTGCTTCTTTTACGTAATCATCTGATCTTGTTCTTTTCTCATATTTCTTTCTCATGATAACTTCAAAGTCTGAAGGTTTCATTTTAGGAACCCAGACAGAAGCTTGAGTAATTATTGCATCATAGAATAATTTCTGATTCATGAGTGTTGGTCCATTAACCGTAATCGTTTTTTCTTGAAGTACCCCTTCGACCATCGCATTTACATTAATAAGATATCTATCACTTCCATATTCAACAATATCTCCAATTGATTCTTGTGCAATTTCTTTACCTGCTATATGTTTAACTCCTACCCAACTAAATATTTCTGAAACAGCGTTGTTAGAACATCCAATTATTTCTGCAAGTTTTGGTATGCCTAAATTTTTGGTTGCTTTCTTTCCGCTTGTTCCTTTGGACATTCTTTTATTTGCTTCGTCATCATTAGATTGTGCAGCAATATTAAAAACAAATTCATCAATGTCCTCTACATTCCATTGAGTATGTTTTAATAAAACTCATT